TCATTTTCCTGCCGAGCGCCTTCCAAAACGCCGTATTCCATAATAGATTTATGGTATTCGTGCAGTTTTTCGAGATAGAGCTTTGACCATCTCTCTTTCTCTTCCTGCGTTTCGGATATGCCGATGTTTCCAGCATAAGCTTCTGCGATAGCCCCAGCGCGCAGCATTCTCTCTTTCGCCTGCTCAGCAGCATCCGATAGCCGATTTAGCGATGACTCAAACTCCTGTCGGTTAATCACAATATCACCCTCGTATGCATATAGTAATCCTCTAAACAGTACTGATTTTGGCGAGATAACAACCTCTACGCCTTTACTTATCGCTATGCCAGCCCATAAACCAAGCCCCATGCGCTGTCCAACATACTCGGTGTCGGTTGCCATCTCAACGCCGTATATCTCGATGCGTCTGTAACCTCTATAAATCGCCAGCGCGATGGCATAGTCAACCGAACTTGAAAAGTATCTAACTGGCTTATCACCGCGCTTTAGGTTCGGCAGCAGTTCTGCGCATATCTCATCCAGCGGATATTTCACCGATGCTGGCACATCTTCATAAGCGTCCTGCATAAAGACCGCTACTTTTGTATTTTGGTTTAGCCATGCATAATGATTTTTGTCATTGCGATTGGCTTTGTTTTTAAATATTTGCGGCTTATGCAGTTGGAATACGCTCAGACGTTTGTAAAGTTCATTGTTATAAGTCTCGCGAAGATCATGCGTTATTTTTTTAGCGATAGCTTTTTCTATCTCGTCAATGGTCTTATGTTTGTCAATACCTAATTTTTCACAGATGTAGTATCTCTGAGGCCACCCCAACGAGGCGGCCTCATTGAATACCCATATATCTTTGTCGCTCGAGTAGGGCGCATCCGCCCGCGTGAGCGGATGCGAGCCAACTATAGCAACAACTTTATCCACTACTAATCGCTCGCTCTCTTCACGGCAAGCACTGCTGCCGCTACAGCAAATCCAGGCGTTGTGCCTGCCAGAGTTGCCACGCCGCGTATATAGCGCTCTGACGCTTGAAAGTGAATTTCCTCAAGCGCTGCCGTTGACTCCTGCGTTACCTGCGTAAAGGTTGCGCCAGTGATGTCGGCAAAGTCTGATGATGCGGTTGTAGCTGATTCTTGCAGCTTATAATCGCAGGTCTCGTCTGTATCAGCTCCCGTCGGAATGATGCTGGCGATAGCCTTCATCTCGCGCCCGTCGACATGAATGTACTGCGCTAAGTCAATCTCGGCGCCATTCTCACTTGCAGACAGGGCTTTAGCATGCAGCTGTAATGCTTTTAATTCTCTCATCGCTTCACCTCTTATGTGCTGGCTAGGGTCTTATAACCCTTCATGCGCCACGGTTCTATTACCTGACCGCCTACGCGCTTTCTGCCTAATAGCACCATACAGTTTTGTTCAACATACGGCTCGCTCACGCGCTGCACCGATAGTCCAACTCGGTCGAGAATGAGATAGCCTTTTAGGTCGCCAAAGATAACGGCGACTTTAGATGCGGAACCAGCAGCGTCAGGCACAAACTCATCGCGCACAACTGGGAACTCAAACAGCATGCGCGGAGCAGCGCCCAAGTTGCCAACCTGCGGAATAATCGGCCACAGATAGTCTCCACCAGTCGATGTAAGCTTCCGAATTGCTTTTTCAGTGCTCTTATTCATAAACCATTTTGCATTGCGCTCATATTGGGCGGGTAGTGAGTAGCACACATCAATGAGCTCGTCTGCAGTCATAGTTTTAGCAGTCGCTTCTGATATACATTCAATATGGTCTGATTCTGTAGTGCTTCCCTCGGCTGCTCTGATAATGCCGCGCGGTTCGCCTGTGCCAGAGCCATTCCAGAATTTGTCATTCTCGCCTAATGCGAAAGCCTCGGCGAATAGATCTTGAGAAATTCCAACGATGTCAAAGGCGCTGTCCTCTAGTAGGTTAAGCGATATTGGCATGCTTGCCATTGCAGTATGCACTGGTATGTTGTACATGCCAAATACGGGGTCAGTTACGCGGTGCGCAGTTGATGTTGCTGGCGTTTCTCCAGCCCATGTTATTTTCACTCCCGATGTGTACTTATCGTCAGTAGTGTAGGAGATTTTCGGCCACTGTGCAACATCGCGGCTTGTCGGCGCAACACGCGCATACTGGCGCACGGTAGCAAGCGTCGCTATCTTTTTGATTAACTCAACCTGATAGTCTTCTGGAACCAAAAATCCACCAGCGGTGTCAGTTCCCTCGGCTAATGTTTTGCGGTCATTTGGGCCTAACTCCGTCTTTCCCTTGCGTAGGTATGCTTCAAATGCTGAGGAATAACCCCTTGCTTCTACAGCCAGCGGCACATGATAGCGTACTTTTTTGGTCTCAGGGATGACAAAGCCCTCTGGCGTAATGCTCCATGTTTTTATTTCAACTTCACGCCAAGCCTTCTCATCCACACGCTCGTTGCCTTCATCTGGCCCTGATGGTCTCCAGCCTAAATGTGCGGCTTTCAATCCATCTGGTTCGCCAACAAAGGCGTCGCCGTCGCTTATGCGTTTTGAGCGCTCGATTTGTAGTTTGACCTCGTCGCTTTTACCGAGCAATTCATCTACGCGTTTAGCAGTTTCAGACGGCATTTCCTTACCAGCAAACTCGCTCATCAGCTTTTTAGCCTCAGCAAGTAGTGACTGGTATTGTTCTCGTAATTTCACAATTTCGTCCATTTTGTTTACCTCGTTTATATTTCAATTTCTAGTCGTTCAGCTATAGCAAGCCTGCGCGCTAATTGCTGAGTGAGTGCCAGCGGTGCAACCTCTGGCGGCTCGGCTGCAAATTCCTTTAGTGCATCCAACACCTGCTTCAGCCCTGCGATATCTTCGCCCAATTGTATCACCTCTTGAGCGTTAGCAGCTAATTCAATTAACTTAAAGTTTGGCGGCTCCTTCTCAAACTGCCTGTAGTGTTTTGCCAGGTGCTCATAAACTGAGCGCCTATCTCTATCTGGGATGTCAACGCCGCCCCTTGCCCCAAGCAGCGCAGCCATAGCTGCAGCAACGCCACGCCATACAGCTGGTCCAACTCCACTGCGGCTCGGCTTGTGATGCGGTAGTTTGAGTGAGCCGAAAGTTTCTGGAGGTCTTTCCATTGAGAAGGCATAGTGGCTCATAATGCGTATCTTTTCTTCGTTGTCAAGTTCACCCCAAGCCTCGCTGGTAAAATCACCTAAAGTTGGCGCTTCCCAATCGTCTTCAGATGTACCCGTATCCCGATACGGCACAGCCATTTTGACTGCCATCGTCGCTTGGTTCATACCCCAGATAACATCGGAGGTATCCCACAGTCTGACCTCGCGCAGATTTCTAACCTGCATTTTGCCCTCGTCAGTTTCAAGGTTTTCGAAGTCGAACTTTACGCTGTCATAACCAAATGACATCTCGGTTATTGCGCCAGCTTTTATACCTTCGAAAACTTCGTTACCGCGCGGCGTGTCCAGATACTCGCGAACTACAAACAGCCCACCTGTAGCATCAGGATAACTTTCCTTTATAGCTTCAGGCAGCTCGCGCTTGCCAATCTCGCGCAGATCTCTGATGACAGCGGTTGGCGGCTCATACGGATTGTGCATCCAAAGATGCTTGACACGGCTCGCCCCCTCCTTCAGCGTTTTACTGAATGCGCCCTTGAATATCCTGTCACCGCTGCTGTCAACATTCCCAAACACAGCCGCGATACCCGGCACCTCCCGCCCTTCGATTGCCTTGTTGTCTATTGCAAAAGTTTTATACTCTTTAGCCATCACGCCCTCCGGTATTATCTTCTATTATAACATTAACACTATCCGTTTTTCCAATATCATCATTAATAAAAATACTCATCACTATTTTTGGCTTTTCGTTCTCATTGTCTGACGCAAGCGACTCTAACGCCTTCTCTACTGTTATTTTTTCCACATCCTCTTTTTTCACCAGATACCTCCGCTGTTTGCGACGGCCAAATAACAAGTGATTTACAGCGGTCGCATTTAATGCTTATCATCGCATATCCGTCAACTTTAAATAGCAGTTTACCACAATACGGACAGCGCACATCAAGCATTCAGCCACCTGTTTATCATAGCCTCGTATACTTTTCTTATGCCCTCAGATGCTTTTGTAACCACATCCTGCAGGGTATACCAGCGCCCCTTATGCATATAAGCCTGGCGTTCCTTGTCGATAACGTAAGGCGCATACTCTAAGTTCGTTCCAATGATGCCTACGATATCGCCGCCCAGTTCACCTACCCTGCTGAGTGCATTCGGATGCTCACCCTGCAGCGATGTTATGGATCTTCCTAACTGTCCTGTCTGCACATAGGTTGATGTCGGCGGTGGCGGTGGATATGGCGGCACGCGTCCCTGCACATACAGCACAGCTTCTCTAGTTGCCTTCCTAAAATCATCCTTATCGCCAATTTT